TTCATCATGCTATCACGTTCCATTGCCATCTCATATTCATATTGCTGAGTTAGCTGTGTCTCCCTGACTTCATCCTTCTCTTTCAAGAAGGACATATAATCATCTCGATACTTATCTCTATCTAAGCGATACTTAAACGAATCAGAATCTGGGTCGCTATAAGCATCTATTTCGTTGTAGCTAACTGGTCTATCAGGCTCAGTAGGCACCTGCAATGAAGGCTCTTGCACTCTCTGTTCTTGAGGTTGTGCTTGAGGTTGTTCATTGGAGGGTACAGTATTCTGACCTTGGGAACGATAGTAATTTACTTCATTCCTTAGTTCGCTTAACTCACCCTTGGCTTTATCTGCCTGTGACTGCCAGTACTCAAAACGAGTTTGGTCTTGATTTGACGATAAGACCGTATCGTTAGTTTCCGCAATTGGTTCCTGTGCTACAGAATCCTGTTGCACTTCACCAGATGGAATACTGGGATTTTCTACTTCCATCCCAATGTTCTCAACTGGTGGTTGGTCAGCATTGCGTACTTCCAATATTTGTTCTTCCATTATTATTTCCTTTGCGATTTGGTTAATACCAGCAACCGCTTCCTCAATTATTTAGTGGATTTGTTAAATCTTCCAAGTCCATATATCCAGTAAATGGCTTTTCATAATCAACATAGTTTTCTGGACCTTGGTCATAAACTGTTCTTTCATAGGGATTATCTCCTTGGGGGTCTGCTCGATAGTTTCTCCCTAGAATATCTTTTGACTGCCAACCTCGAAAAAAATCTTTTTTCTGTGTAATAGGTCTACTTTCTCTTTCAGGGGCTGTATTCTCTGCGTATGAAGCCTTTTTATCATTGTAAGCAGACATTGCTGACGCTGTTAGAGGTCCTACTTTGCCATCAATTTGTAATTGATTACCATCTTTATCTAAGTATCCGCTATTATTTAGCTCTTGTTGCATGTCTTTTATTCCCTGTGATGTCATCTTAGATGGGTCGGTGCTCATATATCTGTCTAACAGGAGCTTACTATCAACCTTTTTTACATCACCACTCCCTAAAGCATCACTCATACTTCCTTTATTATCGATACTTGGAGGAGTAAATGGCAATTCTCCACGTACACTATCACCACGACCATAACCACCATGTCTACCAGACTCCATCATTTGTGCCTGTCTGTTCATCTCATCAGGATTATTACGCATAGTTCTATCCATTAATTCCGATGCTTGGTCAGTCATATTACCCTGTCTCTGCTGGTGCATAGCCTGCTGTATTGGACTTGTCCCAAAACGCTGTTGAGTACTACGTTCCCCTGCTTGCTTCCACTTACTGACGGCATCACCACCAAAATCAGTTGCACGTTGTTTTAACTGTGCCATTTTTTCTCTAAATCCAGCCATTACTCATCCTTTAAGCTCAAAAGCTCTTCATTCATTTGACGTTGTTTATTATCGGCTAATGGTTGAACCTTTGCTTTATCCATCTTCAACTCATCTGCTAGGCGTGTGCTGTATAACTTCTGTGCCATTTCAACTTTAGCTTCTGCCTTAGCCAGTTTCTTTTCAAACTCTTTGACTTCCACTCTCTTGCGGTCATGTAATGATTCTCGCTGTGCAGTTTGCAAGTCACCTTTGAGTTTCTTAATTTCTTCTTGTTGGGATTGTACTTGTCCTTGTAATTGTTGCATTTGCCCAGAACGCTCTAGTACTCCCTCCATATCAGCTACATCAGTTTGCTTTAAAACTTCAATTTGGTCAATTAGACCAGCTTGGTGTAACTGCATATAATATTCAAATCTTGCCCACCTATTTGATGGTAATGTAGAACCTGATGTTACAATTACGTCATACTTACCAACTGTAATATCATTTATCTTACCCATGTAGTTTCCAAGGTCATCATAAATGGGGGAATTCATAACAACTTCTTTTGGCATATTATTGGGTTGCATGAGGCGCAAAACCTTCTCATCTTGATAGACATATTGGATAAGACCAACTACAACTCTTGCTAGTTGATTTAATCCTTCTTCAATGTCATCTCGCTTTGATTTTATCCTACGCTGACCATATTCATCCATAGCCACAGTACCCTTGTAGGTCTGTGGGGCTGAACCACCATCCCCCTGCATAAGAGCGTAAATCCCAAGGATACGTTCTATATCTGCCCTTGCATCTGCTTCATTCTTATATAATTCGTTTGGTAGAGGTACTGGACCTGCCACTACGGGTGTCCCTAACTCTGGGTCAAACTCAATAACTGCTGTACCTGCTCTGCCCCAGTCCTCCTCTAATTGCTTTTTGTTTATAGCTCCACGCGGTATTAGTAGTTTTGTATTAGTCGAAGTAGATGCATGTGCAATTATAAGCGACCTAATCTTATTAATGTATTCCTGTAGACCTTTAACTAGTCTTACATCACTCATAGGATAAGGATTTCTATTCCAGCCATTCATAATAGGGACAACTGGATACTCTTCTATGGGAAGTATGATAGAGAACAGTTCTTTATCCCCTATAGACACATATTGCTCTATTTGACATATCTCTATATCATTAACTAATATCTTTTCTGCTTCTACTAGATGTCCCTTGGTAATAATATCTATAGTAGTTGTACTATTTGGAAGAGCTCCTAGGTGTTCTTTTCCAGCCATAGGAGTGGGTTGTCCAGTTTGGGGGTCCATCATCATATGGAATTCATCCCCCTGCTCGTTATGAATCTTTACATAATCGGCTACAGATTTTGGGTCTGTAAGAATCTGTTCACCATCTGGAGATAGAAGTAATACTGCTGGCTCTTGTTTGTACTCTTCAAATTCATCAGAAGCTAATATCTTTTGGTCATCACTAAAAGGGTCATAAATTTTATGATATGGCATGAAAACTTTGCTATATCTCTCCATTAATTCTAATTCTCTCTCACCAGTAATGCTCTTACCAGTAAGATTTCTTCTTTGAGATACTTGTTGTGACTCATGTCCATATCTAGAACCACTTGTAATATTGATATAGTTTGTTTCCTGACACTCTAGTATTTTTTCTTTATATTCAGGGTATGCTTTTATGAGAGCATCTTCCGATACTATCTTAGCTACAATGATATTACTAGCATCTCGGCAGAAGGCATCCTTAGATGACGGGTCTATGAAAACTTCTAAAGGGTCTATTGACTTTATCTTAACTTCACCAGAACCAAAGTCTGCATCAGGGTCTACGTATCCATATAAAACACCCATTCCTTTTACATAATAGTCATCTATAGCCATCTTCAGTTCTACATTGCCTAAAGACATATCCCATACATAAGCCATTATATCGCTAAACATGCGACCTACTTTATTATCACTTACTTCACGACCTGTGGATTGGAATTTTGGTTTGTTAGATGTGAGCATAGCTTTTGCTTGCTCTACTGCGGAATAGACTATGTTCACAACAATGGGTTGCTGTGAACGTTGTTTTAAAGCTGTTGCTTCTTCGTCAGTCCATTGCTTTCCATTTCGGAATTCATTATCTTCGACAGCTTGTTTTGCCCAACTTTCTCTAGCGGATGAATACTCGCTGAGTAAATCATGGGTGTGTTGGACACCCGATGTTTTTTGTTGCATAAAGTTTAGAGTATACTTATGTTACGGTGCTACCGCATTGGTGGCTTATACGTAGTAATGCTAAGAAAGTTCCATTAAGCTACTTTCCAGCTATTAGTGTTAGCGACATATCGCTCTTTATTGTTACTTGGCTCTACTTCCTCAGTATGGTTAGGTCTATAACATTTTTTCATAGCATAAAACATACCATCTAGTAAATCGTCATGTTTACCACGAGGATATAGTAGAAGTTCATCTTTTAATTCTATCATATCTTTTTTCATGTACATCTTGCCTTGTGCAAAATAGGGTTCCATTGTTTCAAGTCTTGATGATTTTGAAGTACGTGGAGATTCTTTTATTTCTAATCCAGATATAAATATCTTTTCTTCATCGCATCTAGTTCTTAAGTACTCCCTCAGCATCTCCTGATAGCCAACCGATTCTATACGTACCTTTGATGGTTTATACATTTTAAACCATTGTATAATACTTTCAGCTAACTTCATGGGCGTGGCTCTTTTGCGGTAATAAGGTAGTATGTACCTATTATTATCTTTGTCTACTGCTATCGGCATGATAACTGAATAGTCAGCAGTCTTGCGTATTGAGGATGCAGGGTCCACGCCCATGAAAATATTAACTGGTATCTGCTTCTCTTCGTCTTTGAGGAAGTGATTGCCGTCATCGTCTATGCTATAATCGTAATTATGATATTTTAAATACTTTTCGCTGAAGAGCTGGTCTTCATCTCCTACTATTTGGCACAGATACTCTCTATAGAATACAGATACACGTGCAATAGATTCTAATTCTTTCTTCTTCTCTTTGAGTTTAGCTATAGGTTGCCACTCTTCCCAGAGAGCTATCTCCTTATCCATATCTGGACTGAAGTGCATATTGGTCCAACCGTCCATTTCCTTTAATACCTCAACAAGACATCTCTGATGCTGGGGTGTACCAATAACTGCTATCTTTCCACGCATAGGGTCTAGTGATGGAATAGCAGATTGGAGCAACCATCTTAGATTCTGTTCCATAGCTTCTGCTGTTTTAGTGTTATTCTCGTCCTCTGGGTCATCTACTACAATGAGTGTAGGTCTCTGACTTCCAACCTTGATACCACGTAACTGCTGACCAGTACCTTTGCAGATAATCATAGTGCCATCCTTGAGCTCCACTTCTGTTTTAGCCCAAGTTCTTGCTGAGTGTTGTCCCCAATATCCGTAGATAGCTCTTAACTGTTGACTATAATCAAGCATATCCTTGATAGTTCCAAGAAGTTTAATGGCATGGTCTTGTGTACGAGACACTAATATAATTAATTTCTTCCCCTCGTGGTTCATTAAATGGAACAACGGGTAAATTCCCCCAACTATAGATGATTTTGCGTGTCCACGAGGGGCGATGATGTTCACTTGCTTCTTGTTATCATCCATAAGAACATCAGCTATTTCATAATGGAAATCGGGAGATGCTACAGAGAACATATTTGAACTAACTATACGTCCAAATAATATCATATTATCTTTTAGTTTAGCCTTTAGTAGATTATTTTCTTGTGCAGTCATCAAGTAATCTTATATTTATAAAGCACATCACTCTTAAGTTCATCATTACTGGCGTTTCTCCAGTCTGCAATAAAGCTATCAATCATTTGTCCACCTAAGTATCCTTCTTCTGGTGGATATATATTATCCTCATTACCACGAAATACAGCTTGAAGTAACCTTAATTGCCGCAAGTGGTTCTTAGCTGTAATATATTTACGTTCCGCATTAACAACATCTGTAGCAAAGTCCTCAAACTTGATGGCTACTCCATCAACATATATGATTCTATCTTTAGGGTGCTTACGTCCTTGTTTAAAACTTATATCCACTAAACTATTGCTGGCAGTACTACTGTTTCAAAGTATATACAGGTTTTACTGGCAACCACACATGGTTTACTGGCAAGTTTACTATCAATCATATATGAGAGTTTTCCATTATGATAAGTCATCATACATCCTAAGCATATACCTGATGTATAGTTAGCACAGTTCTTCTTAGCAATTGTAAGGTCACTGGTCTTCATTTTCGTAGAAGTCATAGAGGAGTCCGCTTATCTCCATATCTCTAAGTGCATTTAGTGCCATATCTGCTGTCTGAGCATTATCTATCTCAGTCATGATGGCTATAACATGGAGACATCTGACGGCTATCTCTATCTGAGCCTTCATCTGTTCCAACTTCTGGTTCAGGACATCAGATTCGCTCTGTATCATCTTTTTCCTCTTTCCGCTTTAAGACCAGTTTCTTTTCTTCTTCTAGTGTTATCTGGTCTAGAATCTTTTTCGTATCAATCATCTCTACTGTATCTGTAGTTATGAGTTTATTAGGCTTCATCTCCAATAAGTCCATAATATGGTCATTGGCTTTTAGAAAATTACCTACATCACCCTTACTTTCCGCCATATCTAATGCTTTTACGATGTTATCAACGGCAAATTCTTTGTTTATTGCCTTATCTGACAATATTTCTTTTACTTTCTTCTCTACCATCATCTTAACTCTTTTGTTTTTTAGAAATCTTCGTACAGTTGCCCTAGGTATCTCACTATCTGGTCTATATACCTTTCCTAGGGTATCAAAGTCTACTGAACCATTCAACATCATGTTAGCATAGGTGTTTATTGTGTTAGTTCCCCTAGTGCTCTTAACTTCATACTCGTCCCATGTCTTAGCTGGATTAGACTTAGTATACTTCTTATAGGCATGATTTAATTTAAAATTTATTTTTGCAGATGGACTACACCACCCAACTCCACCTGATAATTTAACGAATGTCTTGATATTTCCATTCTTATCAGTATAATCATTCCTAGATAAACATCTCATAACATAGTCATCATCTGTTATTGCATAATCCCCTTTATCAGCATCTTTCCAGTCACAGTAGCCCATACTGGAGTCTGCATCAGCTTCATCTTTGGTATAGATGGTAAATCGTTGTCTTTTACGCTGATATAACCTATCTATAACTATCAAATCAATTTTCCCATACTTATAACAAGTAACATGTTATCTTTTACATGTAGAAGATATCTTTTACATGTAAAAGTACTCTTAAGAGTACGCAAGTTACTTGTATTCTAATCCGTACTCTCAGTATCTTGCTTCTCACCAATATGCATTGCAATAGAACGCTGGATTATCTGGTATTCAGCATCAAGAATGTCTACATCGTCATCATTCATAGCCTGAAAGTTATCTATCTCGTCGTCAGTCATCTCCATTAGGGTCCACTTACCAGTTAATGGGTCAAATACTTCCATTTTCTTTTTTTTCATATCAAGCATCGCTTTAAGTTAGGTCTATATGATTTACTATACAACATCTTATTTACGAATAAGTTCCATGACTCTTGAAAAAATAGCCTTAGAATGGGAGTGTGAGGTTTAGCTGTATACTACCCCCCCATGTTTAGGGTATGGTGGGTCTGGTTTACGTTGAGTTGAAAACTTGAGTTCAACTTCGTTGAACGTCCCACCCGATACCCCTCGACACGTACCCAAATGCTTCGCATTTCCCGTGTCACGATGGGGTATAACAGCTACATCCCCTCATGTCCTCCTTCCTATACACACGCGTGGTATCTCTTTATATATTAGAATCCTTACACTTACGTAAGGTGCTAACCTTAACTCGGAGTATTCCATGTTACTGAATGTATTATTCGTATTAGCCATTATATGGTTAACATTTGCTATCGCATCAATTGTATTCTCAATGTATTATTGTTACGTATGGCTCTTTCCTTTAATGGATGTATTCGTTGAAGAAATGGATTCTGTTGAGAATGCCGACCAATCTCAGCTCAATAATGATGACATCCCCGAATGGGATATCGGTGATGATGTTGCTGAACTTCATGACATCCCATTCTAATCAATCCTTCCTATCATATACCAGAGAGTCAGGCATCAGCTTGGCTCTCTTTTTTTATTCTTAATAACTAAACCTAAAGGTAATATTATGGGTAAATTCATGAGAACACTTGGCAGATTAACATCAACTACTATAACCAAAGCCAAGACTGTTGTACCTGCTGTTAAATCCACTAGTGCTAAAGCAGTTAAGGATTTCAAAGTTGGTTTCAACTCAGTTAAGCATTCTGCATAATTCTGGTTAGTTGGTTAGAGAGTCAGGCTTCACAGCTTGGCTCTCTTTTTTTATGTTACCATGAACAATTAAAGCGATAAGGTCGCTAAAACAGAGTTCTTGTGATGAACACCGACAAATTAACAAGCTGGAAAACTTGTTTGTCGCCCAGTATTCACACCTCCAAGTTTTATGACTGGAATGAGTAATGAAAGGAATGTCTTATCGCTTTTTAATCATTTAACAAGGAGAAACAACTATGTTAAATACAAAACGAACAACACAAATACTAGGCAACATATTAACTGTTGGACTTATTTGCATTTATGCAATTATATGGACTATAATAGTAATACTGGTTTCTCATGTTGCCGTTCAAATCGTTGTATATCTAGTTTAAAT